CATTATCGTTAAAAACAGCGTAGTGCAGAAGATATGATACACAAGTAGTAGACTTACCAGTCTGGCGTGGCATCTTACAAATATTAAATCTGTTATCATGGAAATTCTGGATAAGTTTTTCCTGAAACGGATACATACTGAAAGGCACTAGACCATGGTCAAGAGAAACGATCTTGATATAGTTCCTGGCAAAATAAACTGGGTCTTCCTTACATTTAAGGAACTCAATAATTTGTTCCTCGGTAAACTCAATCTGTGTATTTGCTTTTTTTAGATTGGGATTGCCAAGATATACTTCACTCATAATAAAACCTCCAATTAATAATTACCTACTAATTTCTTCCCAGTCCAGGGAAGCAAAAACATCAGCACCCGCAGTATCTGATGCAACCACCAGTGTCAATTCATAAGGAGTTCCAGTCAGTCCATTTCTTTCTAACTGAAACTTAAATAGTGCTTCTTTCAGAATATCCACTGATGCGGAAGATTGATTTGCTGATGAGAAGAAACCAGATGCTAGAATTCTTCCACCACTTATAGTTCCTCCATCAATCTTATATTCTACAGCACTATCAACACCTGCACTTACCCAAGTTCCACCACTAGTCGTTGCTGATGCTCTTACCTGCCAACTATATTCTGGTCCATTTCCAGTTCCCATCAATGAAAGGGCAGTCAGAATTACAATCGCATCTAATCTATTTGGAGAAGATTTGAGACGAATTGAAATGACTGGATAATAAGTTCCTGCAGGAGTTGGTAAATCTACTGGTGCTGTGATTGGTGTATTTACTGCCTGTTGTAATCCACGCAATTCATAACCACCTTCTGAAATTACAGAAGAGCAGACTTGCTTCATAGTGCTACTACTTGTAGTAATACCAGTATTGGCAATCTCATATCTCAAAGGAAGTGATGCTGTTGTAATATAAGTGGATTCAATTAAGTTTGCGTGGTGGAATGAATGGCAATGAACAAACTGCCCATCAATCACAAATCCCATTCTGACTGTGCCAAGACCTAACCACTCAATATCCATCCAAAGAATTTGTGCTTTGGTAATATCTATTGTAATACCAGAAACACCAGTGCCATCTAACTTATCAATATTCCAATCATCTTGTGCTACCGAACTTTCAGTGCCAGTAGATAAACTTCTTTCTACAAAGTAAGGTGTTGTTCCATTAATCTCAAAATACATTCCATTATCGGCACCAAAATATCCAATTCTTTGTCTTAGATTTTCTTTTGGTGCGGCAGGAACAAAAGTATTCAATACAAGCAAAGATTTTCCTGGTTGATATGAGAATGTCTTAGTAGTTTCTCTAATTACTGAACAACCAGCAGTAGTTCCAATACCAATATTGACTAATCCTTGAGTTGTTACAAATTCAACCGTAGAACCAGTGCCTACAATCAAACTTTCCCAAAGATTATTATCTCTATATCTGTGAGAACTATCAAATAGTGTAAGTGGTTGAGATATTCTAGTTCTCCCAAAAGCATCTGCATTTGCTGGAAGAACATCAACTGGAAAACGATTAAATCTATCTACAACATTTCCATCCCTTGTTGCTATCAAAGGAACTTCAAAAAGTGTTCTTTCTTGGTTTAGAAAGTCTTGTGTATTTTTATTCCACTGAGCCATTAATCACTCCAACTTAATCTTTCTGGTCTATACCTTTGAGAACTTTTGATATTTAAGGAACTTGATGTTGCTGGATAAATGTTGTGAACAACCGCTCCAGGATATTCTCCTTGAAGATTTTCTGCAAGTTCATTTTTAGAAGGCATAGAACCTTCAATCTCCATTCTATATATTTTTCCTTCCCAGACGACATCAGCGATATATGATTCGCTTGCTTGTTCTGGTGAAGACCCTCCTACATTGAGAGTTCCATTGAAATCGCCATTGATGGTGATATTTTCTTTTAGAAACTGTTTGAAATTTTTCATATCAGCAATTCCAAGCTCTAAGGGACTTATTGATTCTGCTATCGGGATCGTTAGCAGTTTTCTTTGAGGTAAGTTTTTTCTTCATACCTTCCATTCTTGCACAGAATGACTTGCGGCGTTTGTTTCCTTTCTTCTTGCTAGGACGCTTCAAGTCAGATCCAGGATTTTCACGCTCATAAGACTTGCGTCCTTTTTCGTTTAATCCTCCTTTAGGATTTTTTCCAGACTTTTTTGTCCAGGCAGCTCCCTCAATGATTTCACCTTCTGGTTCGAAGTGTGCTACCTGATTGGTTTTCTTAGTAGATGCTTTTTTTACGGGAATAGATTTTCTAATAGCTTCAATTCTGTCATAAAGATAATTGGGGTCTTGAACTGGTCCTGTCTCACGACCACCGTATGGTTTTGAACCAGGCATTCCTTTATCATATTGACCTGCGTATTTTTCAGAAAGTTCTTCTCTCCAGTTTGACTGACCCTCTTTCACACAGTTGGGAACCATTTTCTTTCCCTTCTTTTTCATACCTAGTTGCTTATAACCATCCCAACACTTCTCATCAATTTTTTGCCCACCTTTAATTGGTTCTGGTTCAATAATATTTACAGTTTCAAACTCAAGTGCTTTAAAGTCCTCTTTCCAGTTTGAAGTATCATATTCTTCGTTCTTCTTCGACTTTCCATAGTTAGCAGCACCTTTTTTACGGCACTGAACCAAACGACCTGATGCATATGCGGAAGGCCAAACCTTTGCACTTGCTTTTACTTTTTTGTAGCAAGCATCTTTTTTACCCTCATCTACCAGTTCACCTTCTGGTTGATATGAATTAATTTGAATTTCGTTTCCTTTGATAGTGAATCCAGGTTTGACTTTTTTAAGTGCTCTTTTAATTCTTCTAGGAAGTTTTTCTACAAATTCACCAGCTTTAGGACCAGCCATGACACTGCCCTTACCGATTTGACCTCCACCATCAGCATATTCTACCAACTCACCTTCTGGTTCAAAGTGTGCATTTCTAACGTTTGCAGATTTTTTAGGAGTTGATGGGACAACTACTGCCCCTGGTACCATCTTTTTAAGTGCATCATCGGGATCTTTGAATTTAGTTCCTTGACCAGTGAGAATACCATATTTTTCTTGTAATTCCTCTCTCCAATTGGAGTAAGATTCCTGTCTCACGTTTTTCGCCTTCCCTTTTCTGTTTGGATTTGGATCTTCTTTACGCTTTTTGCGTGCTCTCTTATTTCTTTCTTTCTTACTCATTGCAGCACGGTCATCTGCATCACGGCAATATGGTTTTGTTTTCTGTCCTGGTTGTTTCGCACAAGGTTTGCCATCATATTTACCGCCAGTTTGAACCCAACCACCACCTTTGAACCAGTCGCGAAGTGAATATCCTTTATCTTTGGCAGATTTGCCATCACGCTTACCCTCACTTACATCACCACTTTCTTCATGCTCATCATCACTCATCAAGTTGCCATTAGGCATTATATGATGACCTTTGGGAATTTTTTTACACTTTTCATCAGTTTTGCACCAATATTCACCTTCACCACACTTTGATTTACCCTCAGACATATAACCCGCAGCAGCGTCCGTATTGTGCTCGGTGTCGGTAATCTTTGCTTGTAACCAAGCAGGTAAATTGTCATCATCAGACATTGTAGAGAGAACTTTTTGAACTCTCTTCAAGTTTGTGATAGAGTTTCTCACCTGGCTTTTCGCCATCGAAACTTCATGGTCCTTTTCTTTAGAACCCATATTAGACACAATAATAAACTATTCCTTATTATTTAGAAAACCTTGCTTTAGCATTTTTTGAAGATCTGTTGTTGAACCGACAAAAACTGCATTATTAGTAACAGTATTTGGACCTTTCTTGTCAGATTCTTCTTCAACATCTTTGAGTTTCTTCTGCAAATCAATCAATTTGTCTGTCGTATCAGCGACACTCTTAATTAATTGACCAGCAACTTCATATGCTCTAGGACTTCCACCTTCTCCAGCAAGTTCCATAATTCCATTGATTGCTTCTTGACCCTTTTCAATCAATGAATATAAATTTGCCCTCGTATATTCATAATCCTTAGATATATCAGTCTTTTTTTCTGGTTTTTGTATTTTACCAGGTTTATTAGTTTCTACGATGCTACTATCGATGTCCAAAGCATCATCAATACTATCAAAATTTTGCATGAGAATCAAATGTCTTGTTGACGAGTTGGGCTATAATTCTTACCATCCGAGAAATCTAACCATTCCTCAGTAAATCCAAAATCATCTCCTGGTTCTGCATCAATTGGATCGGGTACTGCAGTGTATCTAACCTCCCTTGTGGCAGTTTGAGTATCTGTATTTGTATACATATCAACTTGAACCTTACGAATGAGACCCTCAGTACTGTCAGCGACGGGACCAAACAGATATGTTTTCGCAGTAAATCTGAGAGTATAAATTAATGCTCTTCTTGTACTAAAGTCTCCCTCATAATCATCTTGGAATGAAATGCTGTCAAGAACCATTGGAATATCTCTCTTTTCACCAATGGAATCTAGTAAATCAATCGTCAGATTAAATGAAGGTTGGAAAAAAGGTAGAATTTGTTCAATGATTTGTAGCGCATCATCATTCAGTTTTGTTAAAATACTAAGTTCAAAACCAACATTATATGGTACAGGCATATAAACTTTTTTTATATTTCCACCATCATCACATGCCTTGAAGGTCTGAGTTACACTACTCTTTCTAGTTGGATCATAATTTAAAGAAACCATTTCAAATGACATTCTAGGCAATGTAATCTGAACAGCTTTGTTTAAATTTTCTTGCTGTTCAAGTCTAGCTAAAAACTTTTGAGTTGGTCCATATGCAATAGGAACCCTAATATCACTAAATGCAGTTCCATCTTGTTCAGTATGGCGTATATTGATACCATTAAAAAGAGTACCAAAAGCTATGATAGTCTTCCTAATAATCTGATGATAGTAATAAGTTCCAAGCATTAATAGTTACCAAAAGGATTTGATTCTGTGAAATCTAACAGTGCATCTGCCTCAAGTTCGATTTCGTCATTCTGAGCGTATTTATCATATAAGTCATCTATAACTACAGAACGAAGACTAAATTCTGCACCAGAAGTCTGTCCAACAATAGTTTCACCAGGATAGAATCCAGTTATTGTTCCACCTATTCCTAAGTTGGAAATCTCAAGAATATAATTATCCAAGTTCCAATCCTTAACTCTTGCTGTAGTATAAGATCTGCTTCCTTGTACAACTTCATTGAATAAGTATGTTCCTATTCCAAGAATAACATCTGGGTCTGCTACAGTCACTGTAGGAATTCCAACGTATTCTGAACCAGAGTTTGTAATGTATATAGAATTTACATAAGAATTAGTTCCATCATATGCCATAGATGCAATACCAGTGGCAACATCTGAACCAGTCGCTGGGTCTGAAACTGTTATTAGAGGTGCTGTTCCATATCCAGTTCCTCCATCATTAACAACAAATGCAACAACTCCTTGAGAACCACTAGAATTGATAGAGCATGTCGCTGCTGCTCCACTTCCCCCTCCACCAACAAATGTGATGGTAGGAATTGTGGTATATCCAATACCAGCAAAAGTCAGATATACATGTTCAATGGAAGTAACTCCACCTTTAGTCGTTGTAATTGCAACTGCTCTAGCATCATTATTGGGTATTCCCGTTGGTGATGGTGTAATTGAAACTAGAGGATCTGACGTAAATCCATATCCATCATCATTCAGGTAAATTTCATCAACATATCCATTTCCGAGAACTGCCGTGACATCTGCAGTTCTTCCAACACCAATCAAATTCAATGTTGCAATATATCCAATATCTTCAACTAGAGTGTCAATTTCTTCAATATCAGTATCAATGATTTCGTCTTCATATTCGAAGAGTTCACACTGCAACTCATAAACATATGTTTTACCTAACTGGTAAAATGGTTTTTCATGCTCAACAAATTTAATTTCAAATAACCTATTTCCCAATGGGAAATAAATCAAATCTCCTTCACTTGGTCTTGTTGCAACCTCTATCTGAGCATCTCCAACTAAAAATGGTGCTATAAACTCTTCATATCTCTCCTTAGAGATAATTAAAGTTACGTCATCTCTCAAACTCATTCCAAATTTTGTGAGAATATCACCTGCACCAGTATACCCATCATATGTACCAACATATGCCTCTATTGAAAAGTTTTCATCAAATTTTGATGCTTGAACTTCTTCAATAATTGTCTTCTTATTGACAAACTTTCTTGGGATGTATGTAATCTCAACACCATGCATCCTCAACTGTTCATTGATTAAATCTTGTATTAATCTTTGTTCAGTATTAGAACCGTGTAGAAAATAGGGATTAAGTGCCATTATCCTATAAAGTCATATGGTGGAAGTTCGTACTCTGATGTCATTCTTGCTTTTATATCAGACAATTCTGATTCTGCTTGCTGAAGAATTTCTCCACCATTCATTTCAATTCCACCTGGAAGTTTAACTCCTTTAAACTTGCTCAGATTTTGTCCCCACTGCTTTTTAATCAATGCTGTTAGATAGAGTTTTAAGAAACTATCATTATAGACATTTGTGAAAGTACTTGGATCTAATATACGATAACAATCTAAAACAATTGTATCGCCTGCGGTCTGTGCACCCCAATCTATATCCAAATAGAGTCTATTTTGTCTCTTGTTAAATCTCAATTGCTTATCTGTAGTCAATAAGAAATCAATGTCTTCCAAGTATGATTTGACCATTGCATATTGTAAAAGTTCAACTGAGTTGAAGTAATACAAATCATTCAGGAAAAGTTGATATTTGATACTAAACATTCCACCAGAAATAGAACTAGTATCAAACTTAAATACTTTTTCTACACCAATTACAGAGTCTGGAACTTGGATGTAATTATTACTTTCATACCAAGTATAAGGATTTCCTGTAGTTGATGTCGCTGTAGTTGATGTTAATGCAACATTTCCAATTTCCGCACTTCCCCTATCAATATCATCTTGAGTAATAACATATTTCAAATACATCCTTTCGACA